GATTGAAGATTGCTCACTAGCATATCATAAATCAGTCGCTCCATGGTTTTAGAATCCATGCCATCAAGAACTTGTTGAGCATAAGCATCAACAATAGTGTCGAAATCGTTGTTGAGTTTCATTTTGTTTTTTGTTTGAGTCTTACACTATGGGCGCACTTTGGAGGGCCCAGTAGGCATTAGGTAACAAACCACTGACATTTTGCACCTTTTTTGCCGTTATTTGAAATTAGACCTTCATTCTTGAGCTCAATAAATCTCCAACCAATATCAGCAAACTCAAGCACAAAATCTTTAGAAAGTGCTTGTTTTTTCTCCGCAATTTCTAATACTTTCAATTTGATTTGTTTTTTGGTACAACTACCCAATTCATTGATAGCTTCAAGCGACATTAGTTCTAGAATGGTTTTAGTTACAGACATAATTTGTCACCAACTCTTCTCCAGTGTAAAGTTCTGCTGAGAAAATACCTCACGATCAACTATCTTGTGAGTACCATATTGATTGGTGAGAACATAACCTTCGTGATCGCTTATCTTACCATCAATCTCACAAGAGATCTCAATGTCGCTATCAATGAAGCAGAGCATATCTTGCTTGATTGATGCGACCAACTTCCACAATCGTATCAGGTTGATGTCACAATCACATTTTTCGGCAATCTCATTTTCCTCTACATCTCTTTGCTCACGAATGCAGGCATTGAGTTCTTTCTTGATTTGTGTTGCTTTCTTCTCTGTGGTAAACTCACATAGAGTAGACATTTGACGTGCGAAGTCACACATATCACCAATATCTTCACGATAAGGGTTGATTGATGCAGCAGGTTTTACCCATTTCACATTCTCACAATCAGGAACATCTGCACCAAACGATGCAACACACTCACGAAGATTTGCACCAGAGTAGGAAGTATGGGGAGCAAAGATGATTGCCTGATGTACTACATCTGGAAACTTATAGGTGATAGTATTGGGGCGATAAGTGTCACTCCCACCATAACCGATGAAGTCACCCTGTACGATACCATCAATTCGGGGAAGATTGTCAAGACAGGCAATCAGAATCTCTGCAACCCGAACAGTGTTACCGTGATTCCGCAATATGTCTTCTACACAATAGTTTACCTTGATCTTTTTCTTGTTGAATACACTCTTGGTGCCAACAAAGAATCTACCAGTCTCAGGATCTGTGCCGAAGACAATAGCTGGAGCACCATCAATCTTGACACTAATCGTAGAATCTGGATCACTAAACCAATTCAGAACTGATAGATCACCTGTTAGGATACAATCTTCGGGATGTTCCAGATGTTTATTTTGCATTTGCTTGGTCTTCATACTAAGGATGCACTTTAGGGGGCCCAGTTACTATCAACTGGAAATTTACCCTCTTTCATATCAAAAAAACTTGTTTAACAAATTAGTTGATGAGATTCTCTCTTTTGCAATCTCACAGTAAGTTTCACTTATATCAATTCCAATATACCTTCTCCCCAAGAGATTAGCAACAAAAGTTGTAGTTCCAGCACCATTGAAAGGATCAAGAACCAAATCATTCTTGTATGAGAACAATTTCATGCAACGTTTTACTAACTCTTCAGGAAACATTGCAGGATGATTAAACTTCTTCATTCTGGTTTCTGGTGCAATAGACCAATGACCATTCACATATTCAATAAATTCCTCTTTGCTAATATCAATGTTTTCTTTATCACCAATATGCTTCAATGTCTCCTTACTGAATACTTCAATAAACTCAAATGGATATGACAAATAGGGACAAGATGGAGACTTCCAACTACCCCATGCAGTTAGCTTCTTGAGGTTATTCTTCAACCATACAATTTCACCTCTCCATATCAATCCCCGTTCAATCATTGAAGCAGTAATAGCATGATGAGTTGGATAGTATTCTTTATAATTTGGTTGTATGTTAATTATCAGTCTACCACCAGACTTTAGCACACGAATACACTCATCAAAGATTGTTATGAGTGTTGAGAGATAATCTGAGGACTCACTCTTATCATTGTGCTCATCATAATTCATGTCAAAGTTATATGGTGGAGATGTAAGAACTAAATCCACGCTATTGTCCTCTATTGCTCGCAGTGCAGTTAGAGCATCAGAGCAAATGATTTGATTCATACGACTACTAAACCGTGCTTTGTTTGCTTATAATAGATTATACGATAGGGAATAGATTCCTTTCCAAATTGAATAGTTTTCTTGTATGTGTGAGGTTTGATTGATACTGGTTCACCATTCACAAATCCATCAATTCCCTTTGCTTCCTCTTCAGAGTTAGCAAGACGATAATCCCCATTTTCGCATATCATTTCCAAGATGTCAAGTTGAAGTTGCAGTCCAGAAAATGTTTTGTCAATAATGAGATCTTTAGTCCATGAATATACGTCTTCCTTGGTTAGACTATTCAGGTTCTCTTTTATGCGCTGAACATACTCCCAAATCTTCTCAGATGCGTCTACAATTTTAGACTTTCCAATTTTTTCGTCATAGAATTGTTCCCAACCATCTATTGTGTGCTTGCAATCAGAATCACGAAAAATTTGAATCAATTCGCTAAGTTGCCCAACATGCTTAGGGCGAGTTGACTGAGAGAAGGAATTGCCCAGGTTGATTACTGAACCAATATACGGCAAAAGTGTCATTTTAAGAAAAATCGGTGATTTGGTTGCAGTATCTGGTAGGGGAACACTTTGCGTGTCCCCCCTTTACATTACAAAGGTAACTGTGCCGTGCTCTTGACTTTCTTGTGCTCGTTGATATACTTTCGTGCAGAACTTTCGGTCTTACATACTCTCAACTGTTGCCCCTTGTGTAGTATCATTAGCTGCTGCCCAAAGGGTACAGCAGCATACTCACCTTGATTAACCAGAAATCCATCGCTCATAAATTACACTTTCGAAAAAATTGGTGATTCTATTTGTGGTGAATGATCTATCCTACCCTTGTGGTAGAATCTTCAAAAAATCAGGTTTTGAACCCAGTGCTGGACTGGGTTCTCACTGTGTCTCAGATGAGATTTAGGCAGTTGCTACGGCAACTTTTGAAAACTGTTGGATTCCAACCAAAAATTGCAGCACAAAGGCAAGAAGTTGCCCTATTTGCATAATCATCGCTATGCAAAACATCACAACATTGTAGAAGATAAGATTCAATAAAGTTCGCTTGGTTTCGTGTTTCACAGACTGCTATGATTTGTTTTTGGGTTGGATGAAATGTTTTATCTGTGCATGATCCAAAATAAGGATCTTCTTCCGGTGTACAATCGTAACAGGTTCTACTTCCAATATATTTTCTACCCCCATTTTCGTAGGAAATATAAACGTAATGGGTCTTATTCATCGGGTCACCGTGCTGATTGCTGCTTCCCCTTTCTCAAAGATAGTATCAACAACTGTCTGAACTGATCGGGCAGTAGCAATACCTACCTTGGAGTACACTGGAATACACACAAGACCAAACGATTTGGTATAAGAACCCAGAGCACCAGGTTGAATAGCACCAGAGCGTAACTTAGTGGCATCATCGTGATGCAAACGAATCACCCGTCCGATAGTCTGTGAAATGGCAATAAAGTCCATATTCCGCATAAACAAGACAGCTTCCAATCCTGATACATTGATGCCCTCAGATAGAATGCTGTGATGTAACACAACGAACTTCTTAGAGTTATCCTTGCCCCAGGCACTTAGGGTGTCAAAGAATACCTCACGATTGACCTTCTGACCATCAATCACTGCACCGGTCTTGGCAGTAATGAACATCCAAGAATAACCACGGGATTCTAACTCAGAGCAGAAGTCAGTTTCTGATACCAGAGACACAATCTGCTTGGTGCTCTTGGCACAAATCAGAATCTTACCCACTTCATTGTCATCAATCGTGCCAAGCATATTCTCTGCATCCCGGTCAAAGTTGGTCTGCTTACCTGTCACCATCTCCAGTTGCTTGACGATAACCTTGGGAGGCACAATGTACCCACCAGCAATCAACTCAGGAGCAGGAACTTTGCAGATAACCTGACCGTAAACAGCAGCATCATTCATTCCTGGTTTACCCATAGCAAGTGAATGTTTGGGAGTCGCAGTAAAGAAGTAGCAACGATTTGCATTGGCAGCATAATGCTCCGTTGCAGGAAAGAAGTTACGCTTGACGCTGTTATGTGCCTCATCAAAGTAGATCGTATCTACGTCAACCTCGGCATCAACCAGACGCTGCAAAGAGTTGTAGGTAGTAACAATCAGTTTGTGTCCTTGATTGTCACTAACCCACTGCTGAATGTCACTGATGCGAGTAGAAGATTCGTGATGAGTTTCTCCACTGTGTATATGAAATACAGCAGCATTGGTGATAAACTCAAGGAACTCACTTGACAGTTGCTCTGCAAGCAGAATGCGTGGTGCCACAACAACAATCGTCTGTGAAGTTTCTGACTGCAACTGACGCAGACAATCATAGATCATCTTGAGAGTCTTACCACCGCCGGTAGGAACAATGATTTGGCCTTTGCTGTGCTCTTGCATAGCATCAGTACCACGGACTTGGTGAGGACGGAGTTGGAGTTTCATTAGGTTGGTCTTCATACTAAGGATGCACTTTCAGGGGCCCAGTTATGGTTTGTAATGACTTGCTGGTTTATCTACACCTTGTGCCAAATCTCTATGCAATCTCTTACCAGCTCTTACCAGTTGTTTCTTCTCACCTCTGGTATATTTTCCCTTGAC